GAGCTAGATATAACCGTTGTTCTTGTTAAATTTGCACTGGTACCATCAAGCGTACCAAGTCCTACTTCAAACTCATTGGCTGTTTGATGAACAATAGCATAATACGTTGTATTGCTATTACCAACACCAGCACCAAAAGTTTCAAAACTAGATACCGCTCCACCAAGAGCTATTGCTCCTGTTCCTGTGGTAGTCGTGGTTTCTTTAACACGATCGTTGAGGACTAAAGCCATTTAGTCCCCCTACGAAATTCTTATAATAGCGTCACTTGTATTTGCTGCTGGGAATTGCACAGTAAACGTACCGTTTGATGCTGTGAAATCACCACCGAATGCTAATACACAAACTGCATCTGTTGTACCTGAACCTGCGTCAGTCGTTGTATTGTAAATCAACGCACCGTTTGCAGTAAAACTAGCCGAGGTCCACTGCGCATCCGCAAAATCAACATATGCTGTTGAAGCTCCTGATCCGCCTGTTACACCGTTATTAGTTAATGTTTCACCCCCTGCTGTATAAGCAGAGCCAGATGTGTTTGTTATTTCGTTAGTAGCTGAATAGTCTGTAGTGGAAGCTCCTAAGCTTGCAGATGAAGTATATAATGCAATCTTGAAGGTATCTCCACCAGACGAGTCAAAATCATGAAACCCTTTTAAAAGATCTCTCTTAAAAGTGTTGCATATTGCAGACGATATTGCCATTTTTTATCTCCTTATGGTTGTTTCGATTCAAGAGGAAAACGAAGAACGCCATCAAAGTATTCATCTCGTCTTCTTCTACCTTGTTGTTCAAGTTGCAAGCCTTGTAGTGCTTGTTGATAGCCTTGTTCATAGAAAGCTAAAAGATTATCAGGCCCTTTTAAGAACTTATATGCTTCCGATAAGCAAGCATATAATAGAACTCTTGGAGCATTTGTACTCACCCAAGTTGTTGTATTGGTTGAGGATAATCCTGCTTCCTGCTTGTTCAAAGCTAATTCAATATTATAATTGGAATTTGGCGTAGGTGCAAGATATATTGTGTCTTGATCCCACATTGCGTAGTATTTTGGTTGTGCTTGAGATGTTCTATCTGGCCAATATTCATTCATGTACGAAATGTCTTTTTGCTCTAAATACGTACGTGTTGGTGTACCTGTTGATGGATAGATCTGTGCTGATCTAATAAAGGCTAATTGCCCTGTATTTGCGCCAGGAAGGGTAACGAATGAATTACCTTGTGTCAGACTAGCATATTGATAGGATCTGTAGACATCTAAATCAACTTCTCTAAATATGCGTTTTTCCGCATGCTCTATAAAATCATTAATAATACTGTCTGTTAAAACATCACTAGATGTTTCCGTATAATCTCTAATTTGTGTTTGTAATTCAGAATACGTTGTCATGTTATACTCACGGTTATTTTACCTATAAATGATTTAATTTCCATATCTTTATTTTCTTGATCTGTCCCGTCTAAAGGTTGTAGGGTATTGACAATAACCGTCTCAAAAGCACCTGGAGATGGTATGGGATTAAATTGAGTTATAGTTTGTTGTTTAGCTCCAAAAATATTTCTTGCGTATAGGTTATTCATAAGAGGAACTGTAGCATTGACAGTCTGTCTTTTTGCATGTTGTAGTGATTCTGGATCAGATACTTTTGGTAAAGGTTCTAGTTGAGGATGTTTTGGTTCAAACTCACTAATATGGACCCACGAACCGTTCCACTCTTGCACCATTTCATTGTAAGGAAATGCCATACCTGAACGATCAGATATTCGTTGTGCGAATTTTCCTGACGCGTATCTAGCCATCTAGGCTCCTGGTAAATATGTTTTAGGTGTTAAGAATAAACTTGTTCTTTCACCATCTTGATCTGCCGCTCTTTTAAATTCATCTTCATAAATTTGTTTTAAAAGTTGAATTCTATCTGGCGCTTTTTTCATAGCTATGTAATAAGCTAATCCAGCAGATAAACATGGAAGAAAACGAAACGGAATTTCATTATTATTGGTGTAATCGCCCGAGTCCTTCATCCGAACAAGAGCATAATATATTAGAGTGTATGCTGAATCTGCAGCAGGATATAGATATAGTGTTGGGTTTATCGTACGTTCAAAATAGTATTGAGTTGGTCGTCCGCTGGTCGTTTTAACTGTGTAGTTCCAATAAGTAGCACGACTAATACTTGTAGTAGAATAATCATTATTACTTGAGTCTCTAATAATAACATCGGTAATATCAACAATCTGTTGACTATCATTAGCACCAGCTCCAAATAAATTAGCGGCCGTTAAGCTTGTTGTATTTGCAGCTAATGTTTTTTCTTGTTTTTGAATTGTCCAAAGATTAAGTCCTCTGTTAGCCCATTCAGCTAACATTAAATTAAGAGAACGTCGTGCGGTCTTTACATCATAGCCACTACGAATTTGTAGACCGCAACGTTCAAATGCTTCTTCTGCTATATCATCTATAGAGAGATCAAAATTAGCTGTTGTAGCATAAGTTGGCATCTATTTCTTTTTACCTCTTTTTAGACCTTTTAGTCCACCAAGAGCTTTTCTTCTCTTAGCTAATTTAGATAACATTTCTCTACCACTACTTTTAACTCTACCCATTACTGACATGTCTTTACCAGCAGGATTACCTTTTCCTTGTCTTAATTTAGAAATTAAAGAACTTCCTTTAGATTCAACACCTTTCATAGCAGCTTTTTTAGCAGCAGCGCTTCTACCTGTTGGTTTCTTTGGAGGTTTTAAACCATCAAGTTTTAATAAATAATCTGTTGCTGATTTTCCTCTAACTTTTCCACCTTTTGCCATTTTCTTTTTAGGACCCATCATACCACCACCACGTTTTTTGGTGACACCGCCTCTTTTCATTGCTTGTTTCTTTTTAAACATTTTGACCTCCGAATATTCGTCTATAAGTTTTTTGTCTTGATACCACGACGTCTCGATAGTATTCTTTTGGCCACAACCTATAGTAGCCTTGACGGTGCAGTTTATCAGAAGCTTCCTGTAATTGCGAGAACTTTTGTATAAGCATCATAGAATATGCTAGGTCACTTTCTACAATTGGGGTCTCCCCATTTGGAGTAACCAAAAACTCTTGCTCTTCCTCGTTGGCTGGATTGAGGGGATGAAAACCCATAAAAAATATGTCTTTTTTATTATACCAATTATTGTAGTCATCTATAATATCTTGAAATTCCTCTAATGAATAATTAAAGTATGGATCACAAAATATCAATATTTCATGTATATGAAAATTTAATTGTTTTAAATGAGCGTTTAACTCAGTTTTATACCATTTATTTTTACGCTTTACTTCAATAACAATTTTGTTGTCTTGCCATGTTTTCTTCGCAAAAGGACAGGCAGGGAAACCACCTAAATGTTTATTAGGTATTTCGAGAAAATTCTCTGACCACTTACGTACATCGTTTATTATATCTTCTTTAGAATACACCTTTAAAATTAAAGCCTCTAAGGGCTGCTCCTGCTCTTCTTTCTTTTGAGATAAGACCTCCATTTGCTGCAAACGTTTTTACATTCGTAGGTTTACCACCTGGATTACCTGCAGCTCTTTTTCGTTTGACAGCACTCGCCTTTTGCGACTTTGTCATCCGTGTGGCTTTTGCAAGTGGAACGCATTTTGGATACTTCCTTTTGCTCCCCTTTGATCTTCCACAAGGTTGATATTTTCCGTTCTTCTTCGGAGCTCCAATATCGACCCACTTCTCTTTGACCCATTTTCTTAGACCTCCTGTTGCCATTAACTGTATTTAGTTTTTTTGCGTTTGTTTTCTGCAACAGCTCCACACCCGCGCGCGATGCCACCTTTATTAAGGTGAGATACTTTTTTTCTCTGTTGTGAAAGTCTGTTCGATTCAATCATGCCTCCAGCAGCTTTTTTATTTTTCTTTTTTCCGCCTTCAACTGTTTTGCCAGAACAAATTGAACTTGCATACATGTTAGCATAAGCAGACGGATAAACTTTAAATTTTCTTTTTGCGGCTGCTTTTCCTTTAGCACATAATTTACCCATGACCTTGACCTCTGTATTTGACGTGTTGACGTCTTTTGTTTTTATTCTTTGGCCTACTGCGTGAAGAATTACCTATACTAGTTCTTTTTTTTACAGGTGTAAAGTATTGGTTATTTGGTAATTTTGCTGCCATTATTTCATTTGGTTAAGAGGGTTTTTAAGAGTTAGTTTTATTTGTTTATCTATATTTTCTTGTAACTCTTTCATCTTTTCTTCTAAATCAGATTTTAGTTTTGACATATCTTCTTCAATTGTATCTACAGTAATTTTTAAATCTTTTGAGTTATCTCTAGCATCTTCTTTGACTTGT